ACATCTTTTCGAGAATGTTTTCAGCACAAAATTCAATCTGTAGTGCGTTCATGTTGTTCTGCACATTGAGCAGTTGGGTACATCGTGTAACCAGCTCCATGATTTTAATCTTAGTTGTGGTGCGGTCTAGTTTACGCAGGGTTGCTATCTTGTCTTGCTTCATCGCGTGCTCGACTGATAGCGACTGCATCGCGGAAAAGTGCTTCAGCTTTTGCAATGTGTTCTGCTGTTGTAGTTGGTTGTTTGCCATAAGAGTTTGATTTTTTATTTGCTTCAAATTTAAATTGGTTGTTCATCCACTTTCGTACTGTTGCTTCCCAAGAAACAATTTTTGCGCCCCCGGATGTTTTCCATCCAGTGCTTGTGTAGTGGTCAAAACAATTTTTACTTTCAGTTACGATTTTTGATTCAGACCATTTACCACCCGATTTCATATTCAATTCACCCATAAAATTATAAATATCATTTTCGGATGGTGGTGTAAACACCACTCTATTGTTTCTTGGTTTCTTTGTTTCTTGGTTTCTTTGTTTATCTATGGGTACACTGCCCGTATCAATGTCGTTACTCTGCTGTATCAATGCCGTATCCAATGCCGTTACCTGTGCCGTTGCTTTTTTGCTACGGCATAATGACACCACTGTACTGGCATACTGATTCTTAGACTCACTTACGATTTGTATAAAGTTCCACTTAGCAAGGTCACGAAGTGCGTTAATGTAAGTGCTTTTATTTCCAATATGTAGACCTTCCATTGTCGCATGTGTGGGCAAACCAAACTGCTCTTTCCAGCCTAAACGGTTATTGAGTTCAATGATCCACATGAACAAAGCAGTGTGCTGGCATTTAGCTTCTGCATTCTCAAATGCAAAGTCAAACCACCTGCGCGATAAATCATATCCGTTCGTTTTCATCAGAATGGTGGTGCTTTATATTCTTGTGGCAAAAGCATTTTAATCTGTTCATCAATAGCTTCGCTCAAAGCCATTGCTTCAGGCAACCATAACCACATCGTATTACACGTATTGGTTTTATAGTTTACCATAGTAATCACAAATTTGTTATCTGTGTAACCGATACTCATTATAGTATCGTCATTAGTCCACGATAAAGATTGATTTTTAGCCATAAACTAAATACCCACCCTCACATGCAAAGGCGTACCCTCAGCCGAATGGCTATGGCAATGCAGTGAAGATGGGATTTAAAATGTTTTTCATAAGGGTACGCGTTGCAAATATAGTCAAACTATATCTACTTCCAAATTATAGTTGCAATTAAAAAACCAAGCAATACACCAAGGGCCAAAATAATAACCATCTTGCTATTGCTGTTATCATGGATTTGCTCCTGTTGCACCGGGACTGGCTGTGTACGCTCAATGCGTTTCATTGGTTTAATAGTCAATTGTTCTTTAGGCTGTGATTTTTTTTGTGCAACGTATAGACGAGACATTCTATTACATTCGTGTCTTAACATCGTGGCTAATGCTTGAGTGGGTTGCTCACCAATCCAAACAGTTACATTGCCTTCTTTCTTAATCATTCCTCTTTCGCGCATCAATGTTAGAATGCGTGTACTTACTTGATACTGATACTGCATTTGCACTGCATCAAATTGCTTAGCTTCATACAAAGCCACCATAAAATTGTAATACTTGTTTTTCGTGTTTTGTCTCATGCTTCTAAATAAGTTTTAATTGTTTGTGTAAATTCTTCAAATGACCTGCACACCTTAACTGCATAACCTGCATTTATCAGCTGCGCGTGAACGATTTTCTGTGTGTCCGATAGTTTACCTTTCTCGGTTTTCATTGTGTGTCCGATAGTTTACCTTTCTCGGTTTTCATCTCGATGAACAGTGCATGGTATGGTCCACTACTCATGCATATCATCAAATCGGGCATACCCGGCATAGCACCTTCCGCCTTCAACAGGTTCCAGCGTCTTGCTCTTTGCACAGGTGTCCCACCTATGTACACACCATTAGGGAAGGAAGCGATTAAAACGCGCGGGAATGAATAACGAAACCACTCCACACAACGCTGTTGTATCTTGCTTTCTTCGTGCTTCATGCATTAATGGTATTAGATATGGCTAGCCAAAATTTACCGATGTAATCCTCATCCGCTTCTATGTTGATTACTGGCAAATCCTTTTCGAGCTGCAGATATTCCCAATGTCCCAACGAGTGAACGGTATAATCACAGCCAAGCGATACAGGGCAATAAGATACAGTTGTTCTTTCTACTGGTATATCAAAGCGCACAATCATACTTTTCTCGTGATCCACAGTAACCAGGTAGCACATCCTGTTTTCGTTTACAATCTTCTTTTTCACTATGTACATGTTCTTGCCATTGACGCGACGTATATCATGCACATCGTATTCGCTTTGCATTGAATCGGTAAATTCCTCGTAGAACTCTAACTCGTCTAGCTTCTTATTCATCTCATTCCACTTGGCTTCTTTCTTGTCCGTGGTAAAGATGAACTTACACCATTGAATGAGTTTGGCATTACTTACCTGCAGGTGCAGCCTCATCTTTTCAAAACTCATTTTGTCAAAGTTCTTAATGATAAACAAGATGTCACTCCGTGTAGGTATAGTGTCTTTGCGCAGCTTGTGCGCGTGTGGTTTAATTAGTACCCTCTTTAAGTTATTCATCGCCTTCGGTTTTAATTGTGATTGAGTTAATGACTTCGCACACCGGGACATCCATAGCCTTTGCAAGGTTGACCAGTTGGGCAACTTTGATGGTGCGGTAATCCATGCACCAATTGTACAGGGTCTTTTTGGTAATGGGGGTGTTGCTCCTTTGCATCGCACGAAGGAGGGCAGCCTTACTGCCCACCGTTCGCGCAATCAATCCATTGAGTTCGTTTTGCTTTCTCATATGCGTGGTTTCAATTCAGGATTAACAGCATAGAACACTTCACGGTGTGCTTCGCTGAATACATGCATAAACACCTCAGCATTGATAGGCTCGTATAGCTTATCGCGCATATCGATTTCCATACGTGACTTGACCTGTGCCATGTCATCGTACTTGCGTACCTCAATTTGCTTATTGGTGTTGTAACTCATTACGGTAGTCAGGGTATTATCTGCCGACATGCAGCAGTAGATTTTACCAAAACTGCCACACACGAAATAGTGTGGCAATGTGATTTGAGTAGACCCCTGTACGATGGGGGCGTAGGTGTTAACCTCAATTGTCTGTGTCATTGTATTGTATGGTTTTAAATTAGTAATCGTATCCATCATAACACTCATCGCATTGAGTGTTAGTGTCTTTATACTTAGCGACTATATCAATTGCCTCATTTTCAAAATCTCTCCAGTCTAATGACTGCTCATCTTCATTTGATGCATTCCACTTTTGCATGAGTTCAATTGCTGCATCCTTTACTTCGTCAAAGTAGTTTTCTTTGTAATCGCAGTGGATGCATGTGTGTGGTTGTTTACACCACTATTTTTTACTGAAAGGCAAAATTTAACAATTGTAAACGAATCGACTGCGTTAGTTACAATATACAAAAGCACTATAACGCTTGGCTGGATAAGGCTAGTAGGCTTGCACACGACAAAAACAAGGGTAGCGATCTATTACACGAGGTACTAGCAAGGTTAATGGACCGCCCCCGGCAAGACATCGAGGATATAGTATGCAGGGGTAAGGTAGAAGCATACATCAACAGGGCCATTTGGCTAAGTTGGCACAGTGCACGCAGTGATTATGCTATGAAATACCGCAAATACTACGAGCTGCACATAGATAAACAGGTAGAAGACATCAAACAGGATGAGACATGGTTAGGTGCTTTTATAGATGGGGAGTATTTATACAGCGCAATAGGTCGATTAAACGAGTTTGACGCAATACTTCTACGTCTATACTCAAAACCTGACTTTGACTACAAAGAACTGAGTGCGGAAACAGGTATACCATATAGCTACCTACGCACAGCAATACATCGAGCATTAAAACGAATACGAGAATATGTTAAACTTCAACGTGCCATTGCACATTCAACGCGAGAGATTAATGACATGCAAAAAATGTAAGTTCTACCAACCTACATTCGGCACATGTGGCACACCTTTAATAGGTGGAACGGTAGAACCTGAAGAAAACAACGTAACCTACTACAAGGAAAAGATAAAGTTGTGCGGTTGCTTTATGGATGTAAAGGTAAAGTTCCGATTCACATCATGCCCGGCACACAAGTGGCATGCCCTTAACTGGAAGGAAGCGGAAATAAAACAACTAGACCAATTTGTACAACGTATACACAAGGCTAACAAGATAGAAAACGATGACCTGAAAATGCTTTACTATTGGTATAGCAAGATAACAGGCACACATCAACCAGTGAGTGGTTGCGCCTCCTGCATCCGTGATCTAATAAACGAGTTTAGAAGGCAGCTAGGAAAAGTAAACGAAGCTAAGTAACAATATCTTATCGACACATATGGAAAAATCAAGAAACGAGAAAGGCCATTTGTTGCCGGGTCACGGTGGCCTAAAACCGAAAGGTGCAGTAAGTGAAAAGACTAAGATGTGGAATGAGTTAGGCGAGTGGTTTGTTCAGGAAGGTGCGGCCAAGTGTATGCGCATCATGAATGATATGGAGGATGAGGAATACATCAAACACTACACAGCACTACTCGAATACTTCAAACCAAAACAGGCGCGTATCACGCATAGCGGTGACGAGAAAGCTCCCGTAATCATTCAGGTGCATTCAGACCTGTAACAAATAACACACAAAAACTACAATACAACGAGGCATGAAAGTGAAAGTAAGCATAGCAGCCAACGCAAAGGGTGTAACACTGGGCAAGTACATCGACTACCAAAACGCAGTCGATAAGGTTGAGCAGGTGCATATCATTACGGGCAAGACTAGCGAGAGCATACGACAACTGCAGTCGCATGTAATAGATGAAATCATAATGCGCTTTGAGGCTGCAATAAAGTTAGGCAGCAATGACTTTGAGCGTAAGGTGCGAATAGGTGCAATAGAGTTAGGGTTTGTCCCTAACCTTAATGAGTTGACATTCGGTGAATACATCGACTTAGATACCCATTGCGGCAGCATCTACAAGGACGGGAAGATAAATGCAGAGGCAGCGTTCAAAATGATGTGCATATTATACAGGCCCGTTAAGGCTAAGTTCGGCAAGTACTATGACATAGAGCCATACCACCCCAACGCCAAACGTAAATACGAGGGCGAAGTATTGCAGCTCACACTAGACCATGTACTGAATGTGCTGCTTTTTTTTTCGAGTTTAGAAGTAGAACTATACAACAGTTCCCTAGAATATTTGGCAAAGGAGATAACGGAGATAGTGAAGGAGATGAGTCAGGAGCTACCCCAGACGGCTTAGCCGCATACGGGTGGTTTCATATCATTGAATCGCTAGCAGATAGAGATATAACGAAGTTTGACGCGGTAACAGAGAGGCAAGCATACGAGGTGTTTACACACCTGACCTACTTAGCCGACTATGTGTACACGCAAAAAGTTGAAATGAGAAAACGCAACAGATAATGAATAGCTACAATTACAGCTACAACGTATTAATCAATCGCCTGGAAGCATTTGCTGCAGGTCACTTTTTGATTAAGCGATTTACGCACGGGCAAATTGATATGAGCGACCAACTGCAGGACGATCAATATCCTTTTATGCACGTTACACCCGACACGATAGAACCTATCAGTGGGGGCATGCACTTTGGTTTCCATATCATGTTTGCGGATATACCCCGTGACAAAGAATATAAAGCCGAATACCAGCGCGAAGTAATTAGCGACTGTGTGCGTTTGGGTCAAGACCTTATAGCTGAAGTAAAGAACGGACTAGAACTGTTTGGATTTGATGTGCAGCTCGTGAATGAGGTAGTGTTTGAGCCATTCATGGAGGAACAAAAAAACACGGTCACGGGTGTAGCGTTTACAATCAAACTAGAAGTGCCTTGGGACTGGAGCGCGTGTGACATTCCCGCTATTTGGTCTGTTGGTGGTGCCTCGGGTAGTGGTGGCACAGGTACCGGGTATGGCATCACACTTCAGACGAATGGAGTTGACAACGTAGTACAGACCTTACTCAATCTTGAGGCGGGTACGAATATGACCATAACGGATAACGGCAACGGCACTATAACGTTTGATGCTTCAGGAGGCGGCGGTGGTGGTGGTGGCCCATATGTATCTACCGAGTGGAATGCAAACCACACAACTGCCACGGGCAACCCGTATCAGATTGGCGACCGTGTTTGGTATAACGGCAGCGTATATGCTTGCATCGCTAACAATGACGGCATTAATCCTAGCAATCCATCGTACTGGACTTTACAGGCTGCGGGTTATCGCTTGCGTCAAACGCCCGTGGATTGGAATGCATCAAGTGGGGACTATCAAGTACTCAATAAGCCATTTATACCTGTCAACATTGATGACCTTGGAGATGTATATGTAAATAGTCCTCAAGATGGGGACATACTCGTATATTTTACAACAGGTAATGAGTGGAAAAACCAACCCGCACCGAGCGGTTCAGGTACGGTTACAAGTGTCGGTTTATTAGTACCTGCTCCAGGTGTACCAGCGTTTAGCGTATCGGGCAGTCCTGTGACTACATCAGGCACATTGCAATTAAATGCACTTGGATTAACCACTGATTACATAGACGGAACAGGTGCATTGCAACCATTTCCAAATGTGCCAAAGTTCTTGTCTGATTTAATTACAGGCACAGCACCTTCACAATTGCTGCAATGGAATGGCTCTGCATGGGTAGTGATTAGCATGCTTGCGCTTGATGATTTGAAAGATGTAAACGCACCCGCGCCTACTAACGGGCAAGTGCTAGCATATAACACAGGCACTAGCAAATGGGAAGCGGTTACATTAGCTGCAGGTGGCACGGTAACATCAGTAGGTCTTACCATGCCCTCACCAACAAATGCAGCATTTAGCGTAACAGGTTCGCCCGTTACCACATCAGGTACGCTAACAGTTGGCGCAAACGGCACAGTAGATCAGTACATAGATGGAACGGGTGCGCTGCGTACGCTACCCTCAACAGGTGGTGGTGGTGGTCAGGTGTTCTATTTTAATGGTAACGTATCACAGGGTACAATAGGTGGCAACTCATACTATGAGTTAGGCACAGCTGCTAACACAGGACCAGCGGCAAACTTTACTGCATCGGTTACAGGTGCAATTGCTCGCTTCATTACTGATGTAGGCTCACCTAACCACGTTCTCATTCCTGCAGGTGTGTGGACTATAGATGTGTATTTAAGTGAAGCAGGCGGGGGTTCTAACCATGCCCAAATACTTGCTAAGCTATACACGTACAACGGTAGCACGTTTACATTGGTTGCTACTTCCACAATGGAAGAAATCACAAACGGCAACGTGCCTGATTTGTATAGCTTCACTATTTCAGTGCCTACCACTGTGACGGCTGCAACCGACCGTATACACATTGAGTTTGATATTCAAAACACAAACGGCAAAACCGTAACGCTTTATACCGAGGACGGCCGAATAGGTGAGGTGCATACTACATACGCAATCGGTATAAGCTCGCTAAATGGCTTGACTGAAAGCACACAAAACTTTGCAGTTGGTACAGCCGGGACTGACTTTGCAATAAGTAGCGCAGCAAGTACCCACACGTTCAACCTACCTACAGCCAGTGCGGCAAATCGTGGCGCATTGAGTAGCGCAGATTGGTCTACTTTCAATGGTAAGCTAACAGGCAACGCCCCGATAACGGGTGCAACGAATACCAAAATAACATACGATAGCAAGGGACTTGTAACAGCGGGTACATCACTCGCAGCGGGTGATATGCCAACGGGTATAGACGCGGCTAACATCGGAAGTGGTTCGGTATCTAATACTGAGTTCGGTTATTTAGATGGTGTGACCAGTGCGATACAAACGCAGATAAACAATCAGAAGGATACTTTTACTATTCGTATGGGTGTGGGCCCTGTTGCCCCTGCAGATAGTACAACCTATTTCATAGGAGAGGGTACACTGGCTTTGTCAACAGTTGCGACTTTGTACGATAATAAGATGGCGTTTGCTTGTAAGTTGGTAGGCGCACAGTTAATGGCTAATAATGGAGCGGGAACTGCTACCAGTGAAGCGTCTACTGTTTCTGTAAGAATTAATAACACAACCGATGTTCTATTATCAAACGCTATTGTCTTCACAGGTGCGCCACCTACATCGACATCGTATACTGTTACGGGATTGTCTCAAACCATTGCGGCTAATGATGAGATCACTATTAAGTGGGTTACTCCTGCATGGGTAACAAACCCAACACAAGCGCAGTTAGTTGCTACACTATATTTTGAAAGAACATGATAAGAAAAGAATACGAATACAAGTTACAAGGTGACGGCACAGATTCATGGACCGTTAGCGAGTACGATGAAAATGATGTTTTAATTGCAAAGTATGTGGTGCTGGAAGACCCGACATTGCAAATAGGCACAGCATTAAAGGCTGTATTATCTGCCAAGCCTGAAGAGATAACACAAATAAAAAAGCTGTTAGGCATTGAATGAGTTTGAGCAAATACTAAACGAATACGCGGCTACCGTTGTGGAGCGTGCGCAATCCAACCTGCGCATTAAACGTAGGGTGCGTGGTAAGACGGTTAACCGTGTGGCATCGGGCAGGTTACTAAACTCGTTAACTTATAAGTTACGTTTGCGCTATAACAAACCTACGATAGACTTTACAGTTGACAATGACGAGGTAGGCAAGTATGCAGATGTGATTGAGTTTGGCCGCAAACCATATCCAGGACAGCCTAACAAAAGGCCGCCCTATAAAGACATCATGAAGTGGATAAAACTGAAGCCACTAAAACTGCGCAACAGACAGGGTGAATTTATTAAGGCAACGGAAACGAATATTAAGAGCGCGGCTATAGCCATTGCAACAAGCATAGGTGAGAAGGGTATTGAGGGTATTAACTACTACAGCGAGGCAATAGACGATACATGGGACGAATACAAAGACAAGCTAATGGATAGCTACATAAAAAGTATTGAGAATCGATTACTGTTAAACAAAAGATAAATGGCAATAACTATAAATGACCAGCCATACAATTGGGCGGTACGGGGTCAAAAGCTAATGATCATTGCAACGAGTACGGAGACTGCGCAAATCGGTTTTCGTTATGGCATAGAGGTCATTATTGAGGGCAAGACGTACAACTTCTATGTACCCGCTGCGCCCGATAATAAGCTATACTTTGACCTTGCGCCCCTTGTGGATGATATGCGCAACGTGTTAGGACCAAATGCACACTATCAAACGGATGATACGGTTGATGATAACAGTAAACTAGATTTAAGTTTTACGCTAAGCGAATGGTGGACAGTGGCAGGTGTGTTAACCGAAGCAGAAGGTAGTGAGATATCAGGTACTGAGAAGATAGTTATTAATGGCTACTATCAAGTCATAGACGGTTACAAACCAAACGTGCAAACAGGTAGTAACAAGGTTAAATACTCGCTAACATCTACAACGAGTCTACCGATGTCGGATAGATTTGAGGGCATGCACACTAACCCGCTCGCTAGTACTTGGGGATTTGGTCCATCGGCTAACGCTGTTTGGATTCCTGTATTTGAAACAGACTACGGTTTGCTATCGATACCCGGCAATGACACCTATTTGACGAATAACACGGTGAACACTTACAAGATTACGATGTACCCAGCGGTGGGCGCACCTACTACGGTTACATTGAATCTAAACGCCTACGACATTGAAGGTCTGCCCGTGTACCCTGCCAACCTAAACGACTACACAGCACTTGCTGTAAAGCCTTCGCTGTTTCCTAACTGGCGTTGTTATCAGGTCACGGTGTTTAATACAGCCACACAAAAGACTGAGCCGTTTCTTTTTTATAATGCAGCAGTATACGGCCAACACGATTGCCACTATTATAACATGCGCCTCGCGTGGGTCAATAGCCGTGGTGGATGGGACTATTTCAACTTCATTAAAAAGTCAGAGACAACGGATGAGATTGATCGTAAGAAGTTCCGCAAGGTTTTGTTTAATGGCACGACTACGGTATTCAGTGCAACCGATAGAGGCTTGCAAGAAAGGCGCAACCTTGTACAACAGGTCATAACAATAACATCCGATTTTATCAGTGAAGGCGAGTTTAAGTTCCTTCGCTCGTTGCTTGTGAGCAATCAGGTAGAATGGTTGACAGAAGATGCAGGTAAACCCATCAACATACCCGTGAACATAGATGATACCTCGTATGTGGAAAAGAACACACGCGACGGCAAGCTGTACAATGTAACTTTAAAGATGCGAATAGCAAACGAATACTGGACATAACATGAACGGAGAAGTACAACTAATAGTTAGAGTACCCGGCACAGCACCAAGTGGTGTTGTATTGGCTACTGAATCGGGTGTAATAAATGATAGCGTTAACCCTCAAGAGGTTTTTAGTTATCCAAATGACATGAGCGCATATGTTGGTGGCTATGTTCAAATACAAAGTTTAACATATGGTGATTTAGGTACTTTTTTTATTAGCGCAGTTACAATAGATAATCCTGCCTTTTCCTACATTAGTCCAACCAATACGCAGATATTTACAACCGCTCCTTGGAACTTTAGTGTCGGTGGTGCTGACTTACCGAACTTTAACTATATGGCGGCTGTGCCTTCAACGACAGAGCACTATCTTGATTTATTCGAAAATGAAAGTATAAGTCAGAACTGGAAATTTCAAGACCTTAGTAACTTTACCTCACAGGGTGCGTTCAGTCGTGAGTTTCGTGTGCCTTATAGCTTTAAAAATCAGCAAGCATTAGGTGCGCTATTCGATGTAAACGTAACAGCTGGGACTGAGAATTATTTTCACTACAAACTACCTGCTGAGATTCGTGTGGATACCCTGCCCATCGCTACGGGTTATGTTCGTGTGCGCAAAGTATACAAGCAACAGAACAGAATTAACGAGGTAGAGTTAGCATTCTATGCTGAGACTCCTGACCTCGTGCGTAACATCGGAGAAAAAAAGCTCGCAGATATTGCAGCATTGAGCACACTTAATGAAACGTGCAGCTACGATAACGTCACCAATCCAAATGCAGATAGAACATGGTCCATATTAGATCGTGGTCAACTATGGAGTGACAACGGCGAAGCTAATACACGACCATTACAAGACCCAACTTTACCTGTTTATCCTGCTGACTTAACACCCGCTGTTAATTGGTGGTGGCTATTTGAGAACATTGTAAGTGAGGCTGGGTTTGAATTGTCGGCAGGAAGTTTACAGTCTATTATGTCGCCCTACTTTATGCCGTGGTGTAACACGCGCTATCTACACGGTAGCGACACTACAGGTTCCTTTGGATTTAAAGCCATATTAAGCGCACCATTTGTTACAAACGGTTATATACCCTTTGACTCGGAGGTTTACGATAATCAGGGGGATTACAATAACGCTACATACACCTACACTGCACCCGCAAGTGGTATCTATAATTTCAATCTTTCCTTTACCGTAAACATCACAGGTACAAGTGCCCGTGTCTTTATTCAGGCAATAGTAAACGGTAGCACTGTAATCAACGTAATAGATACACAGTTTTTTACAGGGGCAAATACATGGTCTTTTAATCACGCGGTCACCTTAAATCCGGGTGATACTATTACATGGTTTACCTTTAAGCAAGGTGTAGGCACTGCCACATTTGATACAAATAGTTCTGTTCAGTTAGCCATTGCGCACCTTAACTATTCACAGACTATATTTTATAATTTGAATGCACCCGACATGAAGCAGATAGACTTTGTGACGGATGTAATCAAAATGCACAACTGTGCTATTGTCCCAGATAGGGCAATACCCAACAAGATATATATAGTTCCACAGATTTATTATTTGGGAAGTGGTGACACACTAGACTGGACACCAAAACTAGACATAAGCAAAGACATCGTACTCGGTAGCACAACCGATTTGCAGAAAGGTAAGTTTCAATTTACCTATACGGCAGGGGATGATATACTGTCTAAGCAATACAGAAACGTGGAGCGCATATATGGGGATTATGAAGCAATAGGATATACAGTAAATCCAAATACTTTGCCTAGCGACTTTGCCATAGGAGAACAAAAGATACAACTTGTAACACGCTCAACACCGTCGGGAGTGGTTAACGGTAGCGGCTATGTGATTCCCATGTTTTTAAATGAGTCGTTACAGTTTGTTATACCCGGTCCTCGTTGTTTATTTGAGGCCGCGTTATGGCGTGTGCAGTTATATGATGATAGCACTAGCACAGTAAATTATATACTGGTCAAGGCACTCAATAATTATAGTTCGGTATATGCGGATTTTGATGATGAGGATTTGAACTGGGCACCTGAAACGCCCCCGCACTTTATCACAGCCAATCCATACAATAACTTATTCAACAGATACTGGAGACAGTACATGAATGCGCTGTATTCGCCTGAAGGTAGAATAATGGAAGCATCTTTTGCGCTTGATCTAAAGGATATACTCACATTTAAGTTTAGCGATAAGATTTGGATTCAGGATAGCTATTGGCGCATACTTGAAATTACCGATTACAAGGTTGGTGATTACGAGAGTACAAAGGTTAAGCTCCTGAAGTTTGTTGAGGAAGCAGAGGACTGCAGCGGAACTCCAGTATCAATTAGCATAAACGGTGAAGTGAACTTTGAGGATGCAGATTATAACCCTATTGCTCCAACACAAGACTGTTGTTCGCGTTATGGCTACACATGGGACGAGGATTTAGGTATATGCTGGGCAAACGTGCCAACAGGCGACAGACCTAATCCACCTACATCGGGTACTGCTACCAATCCTGCACCTCGTAAGGTTGCAGTTCAAACGCGCAATGCCCAAATAACAAACAGTGTTATTAATGGCGAGGCCGTCACTCTTGAGAATGGTAATAAGGATATGCTTGCCGTGGGTGAAAACCTTACACTAACGAAAGATGTGCAGGGTAGCAATATACTTGGCAAGAACGTGTACACGAATCTACCCGGTATTCACGTGGGCGGTGGCTATCGTGACGGCTTAGTAGGTACTAGCTACGCAGGATGGGCGCAGTTTGGGCAATTTGTACTGCAGAAAAAGTTTACTGTGGCTACTTCGGGCGATGTGTTTGACTTGGATATTGAAGGCGTGGCGGGTGAGTATATTAATATGGATGATGACACGGCTTGGAGCGTTGTGATGAACGTTACAATTAAAGACACTTTGGGAGGTGTAGAAACTTCATTGCATCATTTTACACTTGACAAGTATGCAGCTGCTGCTAATGCCAGTGCAATAACTACATTGGATACGATAGGGGCAATAGGCACTAATGTGTTTACCTTCGGGATTGACACGGCAACAAATACAGCAGAGCATCGCATCAATGTAACCGTAACAG